CTTCCATACAGGTGGGCAAACAGGGTGGCAGCAACAGCCGCATTAGGATTAGGCAGCAACCAACTTACGTGGAGTCAAAACACTGGAATGAGTATCGCAGTGGTTCATGTGCCATACGCTTCTAAGTAAGAATCAGGAGAGAAACAAAAATGGCAGCTATAGAATTAACGCCAATCGTTCCCACGCTGGCAGGCACCACCTTTGCAGTTGCGGCAGCGGTTGCTGGTTCCGATGAGTACGACTATATCCCAATCAGCTCAGCTCTGAGAACGTTGGTTGTAATATCAAACACCGAAGCATCTGGAAACACCATGACGTTCACGAGTCAGGCAGATGAGTGGGGAAACACGGGTGCATCGCTCAATAAGACTATCACAATCGGAGCAAGCAAGACATATATCACAGGCACTTGGTTGCGTGACCGATGGGCTGACCCCGCGGACGACGCGAACACTTGCACAGTGACATATAGCGACGCAGCTCACACGAGCATCGCAGTGATTAACGTGCCTAACGCCTCGAAAGATTAAATGGCTAATATAAGCGGCTACCCTATGGATGCAATGGTTTCAGACGCAGCATATAACGCTACGTTCTCGGTCTATCGCGCCACAGAAACGCTTAACGATAGTGGTGGGGAATCTAAAGCATGGGCTCTCGTAGATACCGGCATAGGCCGCGTAAGAGAATACAGCGATAACGAACGCTTGACAAACGAGGGGCGTAAGGTGAAAGAAAGTCACAAGCTCTACTGCGAACCAACGCTAGACGTGCAGCGGGGTGATGTGGTTGTTGTCACTAACGCACCCCAGGGCGGCTCTAAAACGTTCCTAGTGATACACGCACACCTTCCCGATAACGTCATGCACCACTACGAAATCAAAGCAAAGTCGTTCCTGTATGGCAGCAGCGAGACGCCAACGGGGTTTGACGTTTTATGAGCGGAATCAACTTCTCGGCTACCTATAAAAGCTCCATAGACAACGAGGCCATTATGGAACTCGCAAAGAAAAAAGGCGGGCCGGTGGTAAAAGAGAAAGCCGAAAGGGTATGTCAGGTGGCTAGTGATAACGCTCCGGTGTTGAGTGGCGCTTTAAGAGATTCCGGACACGTAGTAGAAAAGGAAAAGGACGTTGTATATGAGATAGTGTTTGACGCTAAAGCCGAAGGAAGCGATGATTCATACGCACGATGGGTAGAAGAAGGCACTTCCAAGATGGACGCACAACCCTACTTACGACCGGCGATATTGGCAGCAAAGGATCAGTGATTGCCGTGCGCTCGGCCTTCCCTCCCTTCGGTCGGTCGGCCTCGCTATAATGTGTAAAGAGTAGATGTTAACCAAGGGTAACAAACCAAGATGACCTACCAACTCACCAAAGCAATCTACCAGATGCTCATCAACGACCCTAGTGTAACCGACCTCCTTACCACCTATCACAGCGTCCCTGCAGTGTTTACCTTTGCCCCGCAACCCGAAAGCGCGCAAAAACCATTAATCATAACCGAAGGATCTGTGAGTGACACCAACCGGGACACAAAAACAACGATTGGACATAGCATACTCAGAGATATCCGATGCTACACCGATGAAACCGGCGACCAAAGCCTCGTAGAAGAGATAGGATTTAACGTAAAAGAACTATTCCACAGACATGAGGAAAAGCTTAACGAATACTTAACTGGATTTATCGCCTCTAAGTGTTGGGCGGAAGGGCCACGTAGTGCAAATGTACACTCGACTGATGAATACGTATATGGCAGGATTGTTTCTTTGAGCATCTGGTTGACAAGAATACAGGGGGATATGACATGGCCACCTCTGTGACGCTAGATAGAGAAGACAGAGACAAACCCGTTAACGTGCACGAGGGTTGTAAGTTACTCCCCTTCTCACTTATCAAGTTAGGCGATCCCGTCAAGCTTCGTTATACTATAGGGGCATTACTTGAGTTAGAGCAAACGTTCTCAAGATCATTGTGGACTATTATTGAGCAAGCGTTACTAGGCACCCTGGGGGAAGAAGAGCAAACTACTATTCTTTGTTTAGGTATCTCTGGGGCCTCTATGCAGTGGATTAATACAAAGCTCAATGATATAGCGCGAAGCGAAGCGAAGCGCGCATTCAAAGTATCTCAACTAGAGCTCACGAGGGCTATCGGTCATGAAGTTATTTACGATGACGCTGGAAATCCTATAAAGATGCAACCCCGCACGGTTAATTCATACAAGAAAGCCGACGTGCGTGACACTGAGAGCTTCGAGGTTAAAAAACCTAAGCTGGAAACCTTCGGGCAGTGGTATGAACTCGCACTTACTACGTTATTTCAGATTGGTGTAACAATCCCCATAGAAGAAATTATGTCGATGATGCCGATTGAGCTTGAGGCGTTTTTCACTGCTCACGACCGGAGACTTATCTATATACAAAAAATGGCTATCTTTGAGGCATGGCACAGTGCCGCATTTGGGCGGACAGAAAAGATGCCAGACCTTGAACCTATTTTAAGACGGATTGATCGACAATCCGATAAAGCAACGTCGTCCAAATTCACCAAGGACGAAGCACAGCGCATAATAGACCAAGACAAAGAAGACGCCGCAGCAGTTGAGCGGCTACGACAAAACAAACAACAGAGACAACAAGCGAAACAGAGCACAGACGGTGAAAAGAAATGAATATACTAGATATACAAAAAAACAAAACAGGTGAAATAAGATGGAATACGTTGATGATAGATCGCCCCAAGCGGCAGCCGAGGGTCGGCGCTCACTCCATATAGGAAAAGCGGTCTCTGACGCGCGGACTATTAAATTCGATCGTCCACGCAGGATTGATTTTCGGACGCCTAGCATTGTTCAGATGGAGCGGATGCTCCGTACAAAGAGCTGGCAGATCGTGCGGGCTTTCGGTGTTGGTGGATGGAGCCACGAAGAGCTGATGGGAATTATATGGGCCGGGATGCTGCACGAGAATGAAGATCTCACGATCCACGATGTTTGGGCTATATGGGATGCAACACCCATTCCCGATCGCACAAAGGCGGTGACCGAAATCATAACGGTCATGGTGCGTGCACTCGGGGCTGACATAGACGAAAAAGGCGAGATTCATAGCAAGGAGTAGCTAAGAACAGATGGTATCAGGGGAGGTTATCGGTGAGGCCGTCGTATCTTTAGCGGCAGACACGGATGGATTTCTGCGCGACATATCGGATGCGACGTCGGAGGCAGAAGGCAAGTTCTCTGATATGAGTGAAAATATCTCCAAAAGCGGGGATGGCTTTAAATCCGTAGGAACTGCCCTTACCGTTGGCGTTTCAGCACCCCTTGCCTTGGTTGGAGCAGCCGGCCTTAAAGCTTCTTCTGACGTAGGCGGCGGCTTGCGAACATTGCAGCGCGGTGTTAATGACACGGGTACATCCCTTGACGGCTTAAAGAACTCCTTTAAGAATGTGTTTGGAACGACCCCCGTCGACGCAACCGAACTTGGCGAAGCCCTGTCGAACCTCCACATGCAAACGGGTCTCACGGGGACAGCTCTTGAAGAGTTAACCACTAAATTTATTAATCTCTCACGCATTACCGGGACGCCATTGCTCCCAAATATCGAGAACGTCACGTCCGCGCTCCGCGAGTTTGGCGTTCCAGCCGATCAGGACTCCGCAAAACTTGATGAATTATATAAGGTCTCATTAGCGACAAACCTCCCGTTTGATCAACTTGCGACGACACTCCAGAACAACGCCGCAATATTCCGCGCATATGGGCTAAACGTTGAACAATCTGCTGGATTCTTAGGTGAGTTAAAACAACAGGGCATCGATTCCACCCCTGTGATGTCTGGGTTGCGTAAAGAGATATCAAACGGCTCATCGGAATACAAGAAGGACGTAGAGGCACTCGAAAAGGCGACCACCGCGCTTAGTAAAAATACTGATGCGAAGAAAACAGCGACGTTAACTGCGACTGTAAATAATGCACAAGGCGCGGTGACTGCCGACCTCAATGCGAACCTTGGGACGTCGTTTCAGCAACTTGTTGAGAAGATACGAGGGGCCAAGTCGGAAACAGAAGGAATGAATATCGCCGTCGACTCGTTTGGAGCAAAGGCCGGGCCGCAAATGTATACCGCGATCATGACGAACAAGGTCGGGTTCAGTGATTATAATAAGGTCACAGGAGATACAACGACCGGCATTAACGATATGAACGACTCCACAACTACGTTCTCTGATTCAATGACGGTTTTAAAGCAGAGAACGGAACTAGCAATGGCCCCCCTCGGAACTGCTATCACGAAGACTATGAAGTCGGCGGAACCAGATCTACAGAGGATGACCGGTCTCCTAGAACAGGCGGGTAAAAAGTTTGAGGAACTTCCGGAACCCGTGCAAAGGGCCACTGTAGTAACAGGGCTATTCGCAACACAATTAGGCCCCGTTGCTATTGGACTTGGGAACGCCATGCCGGCCATAGACAAGTTCTGGGGTGGACTCGGAAAAGTCAAAGACGGCCTTGTTTGGGTAATATCAAAGCTAGCTTTATCGACTACTGCCACGGCGACGAATACCGTTGCAACTGGAGCACATACTGTCGCTACGACTGCGGAGACTGTCGCATCGACTGCGGGAACGGCCGCCACGACCGCGGAAACTGTCGCAGCGGGGGGGCATACCGTCGCCACGACTGCGGAGACCGCCGCCACTGGGGGACTTTCCGTTGCCACGGGCACTGCAACCGTGGCGATCGGGGCCGAAACCGTGGCGACAGATGCCTCGGCGGTAAGCGCAGGCGTGGCGACTGCTGGATTCGGCGCGATGGCGTTGGAGCTTGGGATACTAATAGGAGTATTGGGGGCCGCATATATCGCCAATGAGGCTTTAAACGCATCACTGGCTGCCAGAGCCGAGGCATCTCCGAAGGTAGCGCAGGAGACGGGCACCGCGCCGGACGGGAGTAAAGTTTACGATGCGGGCGGCCCCGGCGGTTCAG